GCCCCTACGCATAAGCGTGTAGCCACAACGCTATTAGCGCAAGGATTATGACGCCCGATACGCCGGTAAACAGCCACCAAAGAAAATTCATCATTTGATTAGTCTCGGCGTGTTATCTGGCACAGGTACGCAAATGTAAACAGCAGATGCTGCTCCGCGCCCAATATTTGTCAGCCATCTGTCAATGTACACGCCATAAATATTAAGCAAAGCTTTGCGTATTGCATCCGGTTTTGCATCCATTTTTGCGGCAATTTCTTTTGCGGTAAGGCCATCTTCATTGCGTAGCAATACTGCACGAATGTCGTTGTGTCTACTCGGTCTCATCTTCTTCCCTGTTTAATGCTTCCCATTCTTCGGCGGTAATCAATGGAATGGGGCTTGCCTTTTCCATAGCGTAGCGCACAGCCATCTGGCGTACACGCGCTTCCATCTTTATCCGATTAAACTCATCGTCTTCGTCAGTCATGTGTTTTCCTTAATGCCGTGGGCGCAAGCGGTTCCATCAGCAGGGTTTGGCCTCATACATTCCTCACAGTAGGTCAGCGGCTTGCGCTGTGCTGCGGGTGGTGTCTGATAAGCATTTGAATCCTCAAGGTCACCACTGCCTGCCCATGTGCGCTGTGGTGCGGGTGAGGTGGTGTAAAGGTTTACACCATGCTCAACATTTTTCAGCCACTTCACACCTTGTTTTGTTCCGGTGTTTAAGGCAATCGCCACAGGCTCCTGCTCTGGCTGTGCCAAGGCTTCTTTGAGGGCGGTGATGGCTTTGCGTTGAAACTCTGAATTTGTTTCTAATTCGTACATCTCCAACGCCTCCAGCGCCAGCTTCAATGCTTTGTCTTTAGTCATGCTTGTTCTCCTTTATGCCGTGGGCGGCTTTAAGTTGACTTATAGTTAGATACACGTTGTCACCCCATTTGCAGCCAAGGGCTTCGTGCAAGTCAAGGCAGACTTGAGCCATCGCATATGCTTGTTGTACAGAATACGGCTCCTGTTCTGGCTGTGCTGCGGGTGGGGCGGGGATCATCCCATCGTGGGCGCTCTGCTTAATTGCGTAACGCAGCGCAGCATCTTGGTTCACAAACTTGGAAAAAACATTTGCCGGAATGATGGTGTCCATGTCTGGCCCATCATCAGGTTTTGCAGCGTTGTGCAGCATCTTGAAATTGTTCATGGCGCACCCAAGCAAGAGGCGCAGTTCGTCAACCAGCGTTGACAAATGGCCAATAGATGCGTTCATGCCTGCCATCGTTGCGCCGTCAATTTCCGGCTCCTGCTTTGGCTGTGCCAAGGCTTCTTTGATTGCGGTAATGGCCTTGTTCCAGTATTCCTCTGTTATTGGCGTACCTTCCAACGTAATCATGTTTAAACCATTACAGTATTCTTCAAGCGCCCGCGTGTACGCAGTTAGGCTTGTGTAATCTTGTTCAAGCGGTCGTTTCATGGTTGCTCCTTTTTATATTCAACGCCGCACTTAGCACAGCGCCATGCGGGTTTGGTTTTGGTGTCGTCAATCCATTCGTGTGTGCAGGGGGTTTGGCTTCTTGCTCGAATTTGTCGCGCTAATTCTGAACCCGCATATTCCACGCTGTCCTCACATACCTTTGCACACGCCTCACGCTCATCAGCACGGGCCTTTTGCGCTTGGTCTTGCCAATAGTGGCGGTCGCAGTAATCGCCTTGATTTATATCTTCTTCGTCAAGATTAAATGCGTAGCTGCCGCAATTGAATTTACCTAATTTAAATTTGCATCTTTTGCTCATGCTTGTCACCTTGCTCGAATGGCGGCAGCCGCCAGTTTTGGTGTGAACCCGCATATTAAGCAAACGCCTTGGTCATTCCGAGCAAACGGCACAAGCGGCATTACTTCATCAAACATCTTTGCACACGCCTCGCGTTCATCTTCACGCACCAGCTTAGCAAAGGCTTCAAAGTTTTCTAGCAATTCACTAGATTCCAATCCAGTCATGCCAGCCTCTCGCGCCATCTCCATGATTTCACGTTTTCGCCATGTCATGCTATTACTCCAAGCGGGTACGGGGGAAACGGCCAATTGTTTTCGGGCCATTGGTCTTTGTTCATTCTTTAATCTCCTTAATCCAAATTCTGAAGCTGTCTTGGGTGTCTTTGCCAAATGGCAGATCGTCAACCCTCTTAGATGCCTCATCCATAGCACTGTTCCAGCCAGCACGGAACACAAGCTCTGCCATGTCTGATGGTTTCATCTCAAACTCGCCAAATATTTCTTGGAAATAATCTTTAATTTTCATGGTTCTTCTTTACAAGTTTTCTGTATGCGTCAATAGCAATTCGCAGGTCATCGCGCAACTGCTCAATTTCTTTTTGTTGTGCCAGCAATTTCTCGTTTGCTTCTTGTGCAAATCGGGCAAGGTTCTGTTGTTCCCAAATTTGAAAGTTGGTCATTTTGTATAAACTCGACTACGCACATACGCAGACATTTCTTCGTCTGTCAATTGAGTTGTAACTGGCACCACATACGGGTCAGGCGGGTATACGAATTCTTTGATTTCGTTCCATTTGGCGGCAAGTCTTTTTGCGTTTTCTTCGCTTGTCACAATAGCACCAGGCTTGTCCGGAAACGTCAAACAATTAAAGCCGTTGCGGTTCATCACACCCCACCAGCCGCAATCACCGCCAATGCTTTCGGCGCGATATGGGCCAAACGCAAAGTATTTAGCGGGTAATGCTTTCACGGCCTTTTCCCAATCTTTAAAAGCTCCACACGTTCACGGGCAACGCGCAAAGTGTTGTAGCGTTGGTGGATGCGTTCAAGCATGGATACACGCTTGTGCTGGGTGCGCTCCTCTTGCAGCAAAACCAATAAATCGGCTTCGGTGTAGTTGGGCAGTTCACTCTGAAATTTTCGCCATGTCAGCAATTTTTTTCTCCAAATCGGCAATTTGTGCCGTGATCTTGTTGTAGGCCCGTGATGCACTGTTGTGCGTACGGGTGCGTATAGCCAGTTCCGCTTGCGCGGCTCTTAGCTTGGCTTTAAGTTGGATAAGTTTTTTGTTCATGTTGGAAAGTTTATCACAATTAAATTATTTCTTCAACATCATTCCTGATGCAGTGCCGGGGTCAATCACCAACCATCCGTTTTCATGAGGCTCAATCAGCTTGGCTTCAATCAATTTATTGATGTATTTGGCGTCTTTGCCATCAATCAAATTGCGCCTTGATCCAGCAGCTTCTGACTTTGGAAAAATTGATATGCCATTTGTCACGGCGTACTCGCGCAACACCGACTTTGTAAGATAGGGTGCGCCGCCTCGGTCTTCTGCGCCTGAAGTCCACCATGCTTTCTCAAAATCAACAAACAAATCGTTGTCGTTTTTCTTTTTGTTTTCTGGCGCTTCGCCTTTGACCACCACTGCGCTGGTGACTTGCTCTCCATCCTCGTCCAGCCAGCCGGGTATGGCCACCGATTCAAGTTCAACATAAACGGTGTAAGCCATCTCAGCGTCTTTAGATTTACGCTGAACAATCTCCATTGGTTTCCCCGGCTTGCCTGGGACAATGCTGATCTCAATATCCAAAGCGCCGCGCCATGCGCTTGAGCCTCGGGCGCGGTGCTGGGCCTCCTCAGATACGCCCGTGTGATGAACCAAAATGACGGTGCAACCAAACTCTTGCATAAGTGCAGCGCAGGCGTCTAACATGGTCTTGGCATCTTGTGCGCTGTTCTCGTCCCCAGCCATGAACCGGTGCAAGGTGTCTACGGTAATAACACTTGGCTTGATCTTGAGCGCCCTGACGGCCTCCACGACCTTTAAATATCCTTCAGCGGTATTGAGGTCTAACCCTGACTTACTGACCCACATATTTAGGCTGGTGACGTTGTTATGGTGCTTCCATGCGGCTATGCGGGAGCGCAGCCCGTGGTGGCCTTCACCGGCCAAATACACCATGTTTCCAGCCCTAACTTTATGGCCAAGCCAGTTTGGTTTTCCGCTTGCAATATGCAGCATCCAATCCAAGGTGACAAATGTCTTGCCTCCACCGCTTGGGCCATGCACCATGACCAAGGCTTGGTCTTGAATCCAATGCTTTACAAGCCATGAAATAGGCGCTGGCTGCTCTGAAAAGCCGTCGGCAGGGACTAGGTAGTCTGTGGCTACTTGGGGCTTTAAAAGCAGCGCCAGATCATGCCCCGCTTGAACGTAATCATTGGCGTCACCAAGGACGGGTGGAATTGTCATGCGAACCCCGTACTTTGCACTGGCTTGCTCTGCGTAGCGTTGCCCCACCCCACTGGCGTCATGGTCGGCAACAATGCAAATATCAACTGTTGGATGTGATTCTTTAAAAATGCCCGTCACCGGAACAAGATTGCTGGCGCTGTAAGCTACCGCGCAAGGCTTGCCCGTCACTTTTGAAATGGTTGCCGCCGTAGCAAATCCTTCGGCTATGTAAATTGTGTCCACATCATCTAGCACGCCAAGCACATTGAAACAAGCACTTGTTGCGCCGCCTGGGTGGTAAAGTTTGCCGCCATCGGCATCAATGTACTGAATGCTTGACAACTCACCGCTGCCGTTGTAAAGCGGAACCATTAAACGCCCATCGCCCGTCACTCTTGCGCCGTGTGGCTCAATTCCTTTTTTGGCTAGATAGGGATGCTCTGGACTTGCTGCGCCGCCTTCCGACCAAATGATCTCCACAGTCTGCGCCGCCACTTCGCGGGTCTTGGCCTGCTCTGCATCACGTTGGGCTTTGGCCTCTGACAGTCTGCGCGACTGCGCCATTTCTTCTGCCACCGTAAGGCTGCGCCCTATGTCCGCTTTCCAAGTCAGCTCAACGCCCGAGCGCCAGCAACCAAAGCGCCCTGCGGGTACGCCATCATTGAAAATGATGTACCAACCAGGCTTGTCGTGGCCTTTTTCGCCCTTGGTGCCGCTGTTGAAACGGTGAACTTTGCCGTCTAAATGTATGATTTCTGGAGGCTTTAGCCCTGCGCCGAGCATGGCGTCTTTGAGTTGAATGTCGGGTGCAGCGGGGGCTTGTTGCACTGGCGGCGACCAGGGGCCACCAAGGATGCTTGAGAGGTCTGACATTTATTTTTCAGTCTTTGTTAAAAAGTTGTTGACACTGTACCATGAACTCGTGATATACTGCAAGCACGCTTCGAACTGAGTCCAGACGGAAGCGCAAACAGAGAAGGAGAGCCACATGGCTATATCGTTGAAACGTACCGGAGGCTTGAGTGCCAATGGTGTTAAGTTGCTTGTCTACGGGCAAGCAGGTGCGGGTAAGACAAGTCTAATCAAGACATTGCCAAGCCCCGTTGTATTGTCTGCTGAAGGTGGATTATTGTCCATCCAAGATGCCGACCTACCATATGTGGAAATAACCAGTATGGATGACTTGCGCGAGGCTTACAGTTGGGTGCTGGAGTCTGAGTACAAGTCGGTGGCGCTGGATTCCATCAGCGAGATCGCCGAGGTCTGCTTAAACCATGAGAAGAAGGTCAACAAAGACCCACGCGCTGCCTACGGCGCTATGCAAGAGCAAATGGCCGACATCATTCGCGCATTTCGCGACATTCCCGGACGCCATGTGCTAATGACCGCTAAATTGGAAAAGACCAATGATGAGATGGGGCGCATTTTGTATAGCCCGTCAATGCCTGGTAACAAGACTGGCCAAGCATTGCCTTACTTTTTTGATGAAGTGTTGGCGCTGCGTGTCGAGAAGGATGCCGAGGGCAACACCCAACGCGCCTTAATGTGCGATTCTGATGGCTTATGGCTGGCTAAAGACCGCAGCGGCAAGTTGGGTGCATGGGAAGCGCCCGACCTTGGCGAAATTATCAGCAAAATTGGGGGTGCAGCATGAAAGCGCATGTCGGACTTATTG